TCCATGGCGGCGAGCGGCAGCACGACGTCCCCGAGTTCGGGGTGATGGGCGCGGGTCCAGTAGACGGACATCGGCGTTACCGACGGATCGCCGCGACCGTCACCGTGGTGACACCTGAGTAGCTGATGCTGAGGAAGCCGGTGCTGGTGTTCACCAGGTTCGGGTTGAGCGGAAAAAGCTTGGTCGCGCCCGCCGCGACGCTCTGCGCGGTTGCGGTACCGGCGTTTCCGGCCGGGGTCACGCCGGGGTCGGCCAGCGTGACGGTAATGGGCGAGCCGCCGCCGTTCGTGACCTGAAGGAACGAACGGTCGTCGGTGGCCGAGGCCAGCGCCACGGTGTCGCCGCCGCCGGTCGCGGCCACCATGGTCGGTGCGAGCCCGGCCGACGTCATGGACTGAAGAGTGAGCAGGGCCATGGGGCCTCTCCTATGCGGGGTTGGACTTGATCTCGTACTGCGCGGTGGAGATCCACAGCGGAGGCTGGACGGTGTCATCGCGCAGCGTCGGCTGGCTGGCGGTCTGCCAGGGCGGCCAAACCGAGCGGCCGACAACGACGAGCGCGGACGACAGCAGGGCAGCCCGGGCGGCATCGGCGTAGGCACTCGCCTGCTCAGGGCCCTCGCCGACCGCGGTCAGCTGAATCGGGATGCTGATGTCGGCGAAGCGGTCGCCGAGCGAGCCGGACAAGTCGCCGGGGCTGCCGTGCACGACCACACAGGTCGTGTCGGCGTCCGGTCGCGATCCGATGTAGGCGTGAATCGGCGTAGGCAGCAGCCCGAGGGCAGCCTCCAGTACGGCCTGTACCGCGCGGATGTGCGGCTCGGCCTGGGGAATGGAGGTCATCCGAGAAGCGCCTGTTCCACAACCGCCTCGCAGGCGGCGATGAACTTGGGCTCCTCGACGGCCAGCGCCCGGCCGCCGTCGTTGTGCGGCGGATTCTTCGAGGTGCCGAACTCCAAGATGTTGCCCAGCGCGCCCTGACGCTTGTCCTTGTCCGGACCGATCTCGGCCTCGACAGCATCCGCCCGCACGTCCATGTCGTAGGTGATCGACGCGGGATAGTGCGGGGCGTGCGGATTGCCCGAGGCGTTGGCAGCCCAGTCCTTTTTGATGTTCAGCGCGCCCTTGGACACCACAGGCGGGACCAGTGCGGCCAGACGCTCCGGGGCGCCGGCCAGTTCGGCGGCGAAGGCCTCGAACTCGGCGTACATCTCGCTCACTGCGCGAACTCGCAGGTGATCCGGAACGCAGTGTCCGTCGTCTCGGCCTCGGCGTTGGTGAGAATCAGGACCCGGCCCACCAGCGCGGCGTTGAGCGAAGCCGTAATGGTGACCGTGTCACGGCGGCGGACGTCGGGTGCCGTATCGGACAGTGGGAGGTCGAGGTAATACCGCTGGACGTTGACCTCCGTATCGGCCGCCTGCTCGTCCTGGCCGCGCCAGATCTTGATGCGGCACGGGCCGGTGTAGACGGTCGTGAAGGCTTGCTCGTTCTTCTGCGTGACCGGGTTGTAGGTGCTGACGCCGGGCCGGGTAACCGTGCAGGCGTCGACCATCAGGCGCGTGTGCCGGGCCCGGCCCCGGTTGATGTACGCCGCCAGGCTGCTCATCCGACGGTCACCGATCCGGCCGAGTGGCCATAGCGGCGTCGCAGCGCCGACCGGATCATCGGCGGCAGCTGCATACCGGCCAACGAGTCCGAGAACGACTCGGTGTAGTCGTCGACCGTCACCGAGCGCGACACGTTTGGGTTCGCATATGCCGAGGCCGCCAGTGCCAGGACTGCCGTTCGGGCCAGCTCCAGTGACGGATGGCCAGCCGGCCAGCCGTGATCGTAGGTGACTGTGATGGAGCTCGGCGGCGGGTAGGTGAGGTACTTCCAGAACGGGATCCGGGCCGGCGGCGTGTACACGGTGGCGTACTGCCAGCCGAAGCCCCGCCACAGCCGGTTCCCGATCAGTACGTACTGCGTCGGGTCCAGGGACGCAGGTGCCAGGTTGCCGTCGGCGAACACCACGGAACTGACCGCGGTGACCGGCCGCTGCGGCAGCGTCAGCCACGGATCCGGCGACCCTTCAAGCACCACCGTGTCACCGGTGGTCTGGACCAGCGTCTGCCCAGCCTCGGCCTGGACCAGCGCCGTGGCCTGGGCCAGCAGAAGCGTCGCCGTGGTGACGTCAACGCTCTGCTGGAGCCATGCCGCCAGCTCGTCCGTGGTCACCAGGGCGGTGGCCATGTCAGGCCGTCTCCTCCGGCGCCGGGGCGCTCTTGCGGGCGCGCTTCGGCTTGGGCGCCGAGGCGGTGTCGTCTTCCTCGACCGTCACCTCGCAGTCGGAAGCCGCGAGGTAGCGCGCGAGCGGCCCTTCGACGACCTCGCCCGCCCCGAGGGACAGTGTGTGCCCCTCGAAGCAGACGGTCATGTCGCTGTCTACGCAAACGCGCATCACCGCACCTCCGATCAGGTGTGCTCGATGACGACGGCGCGCTTGTAGCGGGCCGGGGTGCCGGTGGTGATGTCCGTCGGGGCGGCGAAGTCGCCGACCCAGGACCACGAGGTGCTGATGTTCTGCTGAAGGCGGTCCTGCGGCGGCCGGACGATCAGGGCGACCTGCGCGCCTGCGGCCGGGCCGATGAAGCGGATGTAGGGGACGGAGTCCACGCCGGTCCCCATCAGGAGCTCCTGCATGCCGTCGAAGGGGCCGGAGATCAGCGCGTCGGCGCCCATGACGATCGGGCGGTGGACCGTCAGGTTGGCGCCGGAGCCGCCGTCGGTGGTGGTCGGCGCCTCGTTGTTGCGGACCCAGTCGATCCCCAGGAAGGTGCCGATGGACATCTCACCGAACACCCGGGAGTCGCCGCGGCCCTGGTAGGCCTGCTTGAAGTCGGCGTCGCCGTACAGTTGGGACTCGGTGGTCGGGTCCACGTGCGCGACGTAGTTGCCGCCGATGGTCGGGACGTTGTTGCTGCGCAGCTGGGCCACGGCGGCGCGGAAGGCCGCGGCGGTGGCGGTGTCCGAGCCGGCCAGGTTGTAGCGGGACGCCTTGGCGTTCGGCCGCACCGAGTAGGGGGCCGCGGCCGAGATGACGGTGTCGCCGACGGCCTGCGTCACGGCGGTGCCCAGGGTCAGGGTGTTGGTGCCCAGGTTCACTGCGGTGACCGTGTTGGCGACGCCGTTGATGGTGATGTTCAGCGGCGTGCCGGCGGAAACCGCGACGAACGTGGAGTTCGAGTACACCTTGTCGAAGCCGGTCGCGTCCTTCACGACGCAGGTGGTCGAGGCCGAACCCTGAGCGGTGACGACCCAGGTGGTGCCGGAGCCGTAGGCGGCGTACAGCCTGCCTCGGGCGATGCGGTTGAGCGACTGGCCGGCGTTGACGCCGAGGGTCTGGATGTCCTCCAGGTACTTGCTGGACAGCGTCATCGCCGACTGGAGCATGTTGGTGTCGACGCTGTTCGCGTACTGGTCCATGGTCATCGAGAACTGCTCGAAGCCGTAGGTGGACGCGGTCGGGTCCGAGCCGGTGACCGGAGTGGTCACGGGGGCCATCAGGCCGGCCCGGGTGAAGGTGCGCGTGTCGCCGAGGTTCGCCGACCACGGCCGCTGGGTCGCCAGCGCCGGGTACAGGAAGTCGGGCAGCAGCGCGTCCTCGAAGGTGCGCTCCAGCATGAACGGCTGCATGATCGCCTGGATGGCGGCGGGCAACGTGGAGCGGACGTCGTGGCGGGCCAGGTCGAAGCGGAAGGCGCGTGCGAGCGGCGCGGCGCCGAAGCGGTACGCACTCGCGGCGGTCTTGGTCATGTTGATCATTCCTCTGTGATGTCGATGGTGACGAGGTCGGGATGCTGCTCGGCAACCGCTTGCAGGCCCAAGAGAGCGGTCTGGGTGATCGCCGAAACGGCGGCGCACACGCGCCCGTCCTCGGCGTGGCCTTCATGGCCGGTGACGGCCACCTGGAAGGCGCCGTCGCCGAGCCGCGCCACCACGGAAATCACCGGCGGGGACGCAGGCCGTACTTGGCCAGCTCGGCGGCGAAGTCGTCGCGGCTGGCGGTGCGGAAGTCGGCGCCCGGGGCAGCTCGGCCGGACCCCTGCGAAGGGTCGGGACGCGGACCGGGCGGCTTCGGCGGGCTCGCTGCGGCCAGCCGGTCGGCCAGGCGCTTGGCGGCGGTGCGCATGTCCTCCTCGGTGCCGGCCGGGAGGAACTCCGCATCCTCGGTAGTCAGGCCGTGCTCGGTGAGGATGCGCGTCCGAGCCAGCTCTGTGCGCGCGGCCTCGGCTTCGGCTGTCGCCCTTGCGGCGGCGGCTTGCGCCTTCTCCAGCTCGGTCTTGTCGCGGTCCTCGAACTCGCGGACGCGGTCGGCGGCGGCTTTCGCCGCGGCCTCGGCCTCCTTGGCGCGCTTCTTCCACTCCTCCAGCGCCTTCTCGCCAGCCGGGCCGAGCGGCCTGTCCGCAGGCTCGGCGGGATCGGCGGGAGCCGGGTCCGGCGCGGGCGGCGCCGGGGCAGGAGCCGCGGGCGGCTGGGGGTCGTCGTGCCGGGCGAGCAGGAAGCGCCAGCGCGGCAGGGTGCGGGTGTTCATTGGGTGACTCCGTTGCGGGGTCGGCCGGCCGCCTTGCGCGGTCGGAAACTGTGGGTCAGCGCAGGTAGCCGTAGCGCTTGAGGAGGCTGATCGTCAGATCACGGTCGCCTGCGGCATCGATGTAGATCTGCCGGACGGTCAGGCGAAGGCCCTTCGTCGAACCGGCCAGGTGCTGCCCGGCCAGACCCCGGCGGCTCATGCCCTCCGTGGTGGCCTGGACGTCCCGGCCGAAGACCTTCGTCTGGTATAGGCCCCGGCGGGCGTTGACGACCTGGTTGATGTCGGCGCCCTCGCGGATCGCCTGCGCGTTGGCAATCCCGAACCGCTTGTTCTGCTGCTCGGTCGTCAGGTGGTCGAAAAAGGCATGCGGGTCGGTCGTCAGGTCGCCGGCGCGGTTCTCGATGGCCGGGATGTTGGTGCACTCACACCGCGGGTGGCGCTCGAAGCCCGAGCTCCAGCGGTAGAACCGGCCGGCCAGGATGATGCAGCGCGAGCAGGCCGAACCGGAGACCATCCGGACGTAGCCGTGCACGGACCGCGTGGCCGTCATCGCGGCTCCGGCAGCCTGCCGGCCCGCGTCGGCCACCTCGGTCCCGACGAGCATCGACAGCTCGGTGGCGCCCGAGGTTAGCGCTTCGCGCACCGGCAGGCCCGCACCGATGGCCATCTTCGTCTTCAGCACCGGCGTGTACAGCAGGCCGGCCAGCGCCCGGCCGTCGGCTGCGGTGCCGGAGAAGGAAGCGGCGTCCACGGCGCCGTCGGCAGCCGGGTCGCCGCTCTGCGCGCTCACTGCTGCGGATACGTACTGGCTCGCGCCGGACGCGGCCAGGCGCTGCGCGGCAGCCAGAGTTCGGACCATAGCCGGGCCCGCGCTGGCCGCCCACGAACCGGACAGATCGGCGGGGTCCAGAGTCGCCCAGGCCGCCGCGGTGCGGTCTATTGCCGAGCGGGCGATGAGGGCCTGGTGTCGACTCCACGCGCGGGCGACGGAGCGAAGATCGGTCACGCCGGACTCGGAGCCGGGACGCCGTTCGGCGCCGGCATCCGCTCAGGAGGCATCGCGCCCGGTTCCGGGGACGGCTGCCGCTGCGCGCCGATTATTGCGGAGAACTCGGCGCCGAGGTTGCGGTCCGCCTGGCGCTGCTGCATGTCGATCATGCGCGCGATCTGCGTCTGGGAGAAGCCCATCATCTCCCACGCCATCTCATCCGGCAGCAGGTTCTCCGTGTGCAGCTTCGTCACCGCATCCGCGCTGGCCGCCAGGGTCGGCGTGGAGGCGTCGCGCCAGATGGTTTCTAGCCGGGCCGCGTTCGCCGGGAGGGTATCGCCACGGAAGTGCATAGCCAGGCGCATCACGCGCTCCCACGACCCGCCGAAAGCCCGCTGACGCCGCTCGGCCCGCTTCACCAGCCGGGCCTCGGAAGCGCGGATGGCGTCGGCGCTGATCGGCTCGCCGCCGACATAGCCGAGGAAGTGCGGCGGCAGACCGGTCAGGCCGGACACAACCCGGGCGAGGGCGTTGATCGTGTTGTGGAAGTTGGCCAGGTCAGCCTCAGCGAACTGGCCGAACTTGGTCTCAGGGTTCTCCGACAGCCACAGCGCGCCGACCCTGGCAGCCAGCTTGGAAATCTTCCGACCGTCGGGGTCGGTGAAGTCCTCCTCCGACAGGCCGGCGGCCCAGCGCCGCGGGATCGCGTGGAACTCGGCGGACACCATCATGTCGGTCGCGACCTTGCACAGGGCGTCCGACACCGGGATGACGTCCTTCAGCTCCGACACGCCGCCGCGGTCCCGGACCCGGGCCCGGTTCACCAAAGGCTCGACCGGCGGCCGGTCGAGGTTGTGGACGTCCGGCTCCATGTCCGGGTCGGTGACCCAGCTGTCGCGCTCCTTGACGTACCACATGGTGAGATTCGGCAGGTAGAGAGTTGCGTGGTCCACGCTCTTCGACGGTGTGACATCCTCGGTCCAGCGCTTGATCGCAGCAACGACCTGGCGAGTCCGCGGGTCGCGCTCGGCGTAGACCTCCAGCGGCGACTCAACGGTGATCAGGGGATTCGCCTCGTCGGCCTCGTTGGCGCCGACGATGACGAACGAACGGCGCAAGGCCAGGGCGTCTACATGGGCGAGCTGGCTCTCCTCGTCGAGGTCGTTCGCCTGCCAGATCCCCCACAGCTCATCGTCGGCCTCGGCGTTGTCGGAGAAGCGGAAACCTTCGACGTCGAGCCGCTCTTCGAGCGCATCGACCACGAGCCGCGGCCAGTTGATGACCAGCTGCCGCATCCGCTCGTTCATCTCGCGCAACAATTCCGGGGCCATGTACGACAGCGGCTGATTGCCCTCGTAGTAGGCGTCATGCTCCCGCAGCATCGGGAGGTCACTGTCATGGGCCTTCATCAGCCGGTCACGCCACTGGTCGGGGGACAGGTTCAGGGCCACACGATCACCTCCCTACATCACTACGATTCGATGCCGCTTCGGCGCGGTGGCCAGGCCGGCGGCGATAGCGTCACCGGCTGCTTCGTGGGCGATGACCGAGCAGATCGCCAGGTCGATCTTCTGGGCCGTGGAAGCCTTGCGGAGTGCGTAGCGGTCGCCGGGCCGGGCCGCCTTGCGGGCGTTGGCAACGTGCGTCGCCGTGGTCTCGCATCCGTCATGGCGGAAGTTCGAGTCGGCCTTCCTGACGTCGGTCACCATCCGCTCGGCCGCCGCGTGCATCGGGACCTCGCGGTGCGTATACCAGCGGATGACCTTCTGGTCGCCGTACTTCGCGGCCCAGGTATCGATC